CGGAAGTGGTCACGATAGGCTTCCATGCGACCATTCGAGCCATCAATGTTCTCGATAGTCACCTGGCCCTTGTCCTCATGGTACAGGCCAGCTTTCGAGCCCTTGGGATAAATCCCGTGGACCTTATCCGCGCCCCAGACGACCAGATAGATCGACGAGTTGTCGGCATTGTCCGGCGTGGTGTCGCTTGGCAGGATGATGTTCTGAGCCTGCTCACCGCTCGCCTTCGTGGCATAACGCGGCGCAAAGCCGGTAAACCGCTCAGGGTAAGTGCTGGCATCACCGTAGAACACAGTCGAAGCCATTTGCTGGTTCATGCCCTCAATGTGGGCCATGCTCTCAGACAAACGGAACGCGGCAGTGTTGCCGTTCAGATCGGCAAGCGCCTTATCGACTTCAGCATAAGCTTCAAGCATCCCGGTGGAATCCTTGATCTTTGCGGTGGTCGATTTGCTAGGCTGAACGCCGCCATACAGTTTACGCCATGTGCCTTCAGGCAGGCCGGTGCGAACCGTGGTCTGGTGGCTGGTGCCGTCATTGGCTTCCATCCAGACCATATCGTCAAGAATCTCATTCCGTTCGGAAAGGATCTCAGCGATCGTTGAAATTTTGCCGTCTGGATCCATCCGTTTGGTCAGATCCAACAGCGTTGGGTGAATAGCTGAAAGAGTGGACATCCACTTCTCCTCTTAGTTTGTGCCGTACATGATCTCTGCACGAGATCTCGATACTGGCGCAGCGCTACCTGCAACCAGCGAGTCATCGGAAATCTGATTATTCAGTTTCCAGAACAAACGGATCATTTCCGGGTGATTACCGAGACCGGATTCATTCAGAAGCGCTGTCAATTCAGGAGTGGCGAACTTGTCCATTGCGGCCTTCGCGCCAGCCAGGTTCTCATTGAACTTGACCCCGCCAATCTCTTCATCCGCCTTTGCCGACTCGGCCCATTCGGTCCTCATCGTTTCCAGCGCATCAGATTGGGCGGTTTCCCATTTCTTCAGCATTTCCACGCCAAGGTCTTTGACCTTATCGGCGCTTTCCTGATCCAGCTTCAGGTCACTCGCGAGCGACTTCAGGCCCTCAAGGGTTTCGTCAGCCATGCTGACCCCTTCAGGAAGCTCGAAGTTATACTCAATCGGCCCGTCTGCTGTTTCCGCTTCCGTGGTCTCCACCGTTTCTTTCGTCTCGGTAGTTTCCTCAGTTGCGGCTGTTTCGACTGTCTCCGTAGTGGTTTCAGTCGTTTCCGATGATGCTTCGCCTTCGGGTGTGCTTGCGGCTTCAGTCATCAGCGTTTCGTTAGTCATGGTCATCTCCCACGAACAATTCTGCTACAATTATACGGGCCTTTTCCGGGTCCGCGGCTTTAATCCAGCGAAGGAATGCCAGCGCAACTTCGCGCTTCCCCTCCAGCTTGAATGTCTCTGAGTTACCGGTGAAGTTGCTGGTCGATAACCGGCAATGGTTCAGCATGTTGACGATGCAGCGCTGTCCGCGCGCATCCGATAAAACCCAGCTCATATCGCTATTGAGTTGATCCCGAAGCGCCTTTTGCGCATCCGTGATCTCCTGGCGCTTGCGCTCAGTACTCTCCGGCCCAAGCCAATCCGAATCCGCCATCAGACTTCAACACCGCTAGGCGAACCATAGCCTTGAAGCTGGTTCATCATGTCCATGGCCATATTGCTCTCATCGGTCTTCACACCGCCAAGATCCTTGGCCACAGCAGCCTGTTGCGCTGCCGATTCCAGCATCTCCTGCTTACGCTGCGCTTCTGCGCGCGCCTCGCGGATGAAACCAACCCGCTCACTGCCGATAATCATCTTTGGATCGACGCCAAGGCTTTCGGAGTACATGTCCGCCCAAACATCAGCATCGAACTTATCAAGCACGTCAGGTTTCATCTGGGCAATCGTGCCGAGATTACCGACAAAGCGATCGACGCCATTCGTGCCAATCATTTGCTGCGCCTGAGCAAGCACAGACGTGAACTCAACGCTCAGCTCCATGCCCTCCAGCTCAGGAGGTGGTGGCGCGATCATGTCCACCTCAATCATCCGCGCGAATGTGTTCTCGACCAATGGGCGAAGCAACTCGCCATGCAGACGCTCCAGCACAGGCCCGAGCATCAGCATCTTCTCTTCATGGCGCTCCGCAACCTCTGTTGCCGTCATTGTCGGATCGGCGCCGGAGCTGAACATGCGGAACACGTCCGTAAACATGCCGCTGCGAATGCGATCGCGCACATCGTAAATGTCTTCACGCAAATCATTCAGATCGAGACTTACCTGCCACAGGCTTTCGATCTTTTGCTGCGGGTTATCATTAAACACCGTCCCACCAGGAAGCATGTCCATCGGGCGCCCTTCCATTGAGGTGGGAGCCTGAACAGGCGGCATTGTCTTGTACTCAATCGCCTTACCCTTTTGAAGCTGCTCGTGGTAAAGCTGCTTCACGTCCCCGAGCACCGTCATTGCAGGGCTTGTGCCGTACATGTCACCTGAGCGACGGTCCCAACGTGGACACAGCGCAGGGAAATCGTCATAGCCACTTTCACGCAGCAGATGACCAGAATCATACAGCTTGGTCTGCGAACCATCATAGCCGATCTCGACATAACAAGATGAGAAAGCCTTGTTCATCGAGTCCAGCTTGCGTGTGTCACGCTGCGGGCGCGGCTCAATCATGTGAATCACAGTGACCGGCGACTGGTAATTGCCCTGGTCATAATGCTCGCGAACCCGCGCAGACACATTGCTATAGCCAAACTCGCTGACCAACTCGCCCACAGTCTTCTCAAACTCGCGGCCCGTGGTGTTCACAGCACCCAGAAAATCGCCGGCAAGGCTGAACTCACCCAGCGGAGAGTTATAGTGCTGTGTCACATAGTCGAAGCTGTCCATCGTGATCGAGCAGCCCGTGCCTGCCAGGCCAAGGTCACGATACATCTGGTGCAACATCAGGTAGGTGTTTGATTTGTGGAACACGCGCAGCAAGCGCTTAGTCTCGCCGCTCAGCCATTCCTTGACCGGCTCGAACTCCATCAGCTCCTCATCTGGGAGCGCCAGACGCAGCCATGGGCGCGCAGGCGAAGTCATGCCGGACATCAGGCCCGCCGCGAGCGTATTCAGCGACATCGTAGCCGTATTATCAATGATCTTCCCGCGTGAGCGTTCGCCCTTGTTGCGCTGCGACTTGCTCGGACGAATAGCGTGCGGATCAATGCGATCAGCAAGCTCTGTCCAGTGCGTCAGCCATGGAGCTCGCTCACTGACGAGCGCCTGGTGCCGTCCGATCTTTGTCAGTCCGCCCTTGGAGGCGGTCATGTCATATGCCATTTAGCCTCCCAACAACGTAGTGCGACCAATCATGCCCGGTGTCGTGGGCGCTCCGCCCGCTCCGGTCAGGAATGTTCCGCTTGGGCCTCGACCACCCGCAGCCTTGTTCTTTTTGAACAACGCAGCAACGTTCGGACTCTTTTGATTGGCGCGGTTGAACTCACGATCCGCTTGACGGCGCGCGTCTTCCGCTTGCTTTGCAGCCTGACGCTGCGCGCTCTTCTGAGCCTTCGCCTGCTTATTGGCGGAGTAAACGCTTGTTGCGCCCGCAACCGCTGCGACCGTGGCAGAAATAGCCATTACAGATTCACCTTCCAGATAACGTCCTGCACAGTCCCGCCCATGCGAGGCATCAGCTTGTCGAGATTGGTTCCAGGCTTGGCATGCCAAAGCATGATCTTTGCGCCCTCCATCTTCATTAGCTTGTGCGTTTGGCGGATCAAGCGCAGGCCCGCAGAGCCTTTGCGCTCATCCTTCGTCAGAAACAGCACGTCATTCTGCCCTTGGATCAAATCCGCGTAGTGCAGGTTATTGCTGACAATGTTGACGCTGTAGCCAATCAGCTTCGAACCACGATAAGCGCCAATGACCATGAGCCAGCCAAGCGCCTCAATACCGTAATAGCGCTCCACATCAGGCTTGAGCACCATCAGTGACTTGTCAGTTGCCAGCTCCTCGCGATGCTCAATCAACAAGGCCGCAGCCTCATCAAAGAACTGCTCAGCCGTCATCAGATCAAAGCGCAGGTGTTCACGCGTTCGCGTAAGGGTCATAGTCTCGGACACTGCCTCGCTCCTGTCGCTGCGGGTTAAGTCGTGCTTTCGCGTGGATCAGCTCAGCAAATGTCAGCGCCAGAGCGTCACCCTTGTTCGGGCTGGGAACACCGCGAGCCTTCATCAGCTCCTTGCTCTCCAGCATTATCTTTCCGTCAAATGAGCCCGTCTTCGGGATAACCGTCTCAGGCCCAATCAAATCATCATAGAGGCCCTGATCATGCGGATCGATGCAGCCGCCCTCTTTGATCCAGGCCTTCATGCGGCCCCAGATCTCAGCGCGCTTGTTCGCGTATGCAAAATCAGTTGCCTTGCCGCCGAACCACACGAGGCGCCAGTTGCGGCCCATACTCTTGCCAGCGCTTACAATCCCTGTCCCATAACCAGCGTCCACGAATACCGCGTCAGCCTTGTGCTCATCTTCAAGCATGGCAATGAGCTGGGCCATCTCGACATCATTGTCATTGCGCGGGATCGATCGCAGCGACTTGGAGTAATTGCCCTGCCGCAGGACGATCTCGAACATGTCCTCACCGGTCCAGGCTGGGTCAACACCAAGGATGACCGGCGCAAACTCGTATTGTTCTTTCTTCAGCGCGTCAGCGCGGCCCCGCGCCGCGTCCACATCCTCTGAGCTGATAAACTGTCTCGCAGACTGCGCCGGAAACTGGCCACGAACACGCACCTTCACGATGTCGCTGTCCTCGCCATAGTCATCAGCCAATTGCTGCAAGTAATCCTTGTTCGTGCCCTCAACTGTGCGGCTATCGATCTGCCAGCCCAGCCATCTATGCCGGAAGCGCCTGAAGCACTCACGGAAGCGACCAGAGCCGCGTGTTGGGTTGCCAAACACAATCCAGATGATGACCGTGTTCTCATCGGTGAGCGCGCCTTCTGCGACTTCCCACACCTTATCGTGAATGTTTGAGCCCTCATCGAACATACAGACGATGATGCGCCCCTCATTGTGCAAGCCCGCGAAGGCTTCCGTGTTATGCTCTGACCAGGGCACGAGATCCTGACGCCAGTTTTCAACGTCATCCCTCGCTTTGATGCCCATGGTCAGCACATCGAACCAGTCTGACGTGATCGACCGTTTAAACCATTTTCCTATTTCTGGACTCGTCTTTGTCCGGAGCTGGTTCTCTGTGTTTGCTGTTGTGACAATCCGGCATTGTGGCCAGCAAGACATCGCCCAGTTGCTGAGCATTCCCATTTGGGCTGACTTGCCAATCCCGTGACCGGACGCCACGGCTATCTGTAGCGGCTGATACCGCTTCTCAAGGTCTGCGAGATGATCGCGGATCGCCCGGTTGATCTCTCCTTGCCACTTGCGTGGGCCTTTGTGTTTCTCAAGGTCACCATGGCCCCAGTCAAAGGCAAAGCGTGACCACGCATCTGGATCGTATCGACATGCAACCGCTTTATCCACGATGCGGTCTAGGACATCACTTTTCATCGGTCTCGCTCAGGCGCTGCTCAGCGCGCGCAAAGCGGTCAGCGAGCGGCCCATCAATAGAAACCTCTTTCTTCTCGGAAAGGCCCAGATCACGCGCAATGATGTTCGGATTCAGCAAGTCAGCAGCGGCGCCGGAGAACTTCTGATTGTACAAAACTTCCTCTACACGTGTGACGACTTGTAAAAAATCTTCTCGCTCTCGATAATTGTCCCACGTCTTACGCGCTATATCGAGGAAGATGCAAAGCCCCTCAATCGTCATGGCGCGCATCTTGGGAAGCGTGGCTATTTTGGCCTCGCCCTGGAACTTCACCAGCTCTGATACCTCAAGAGGATTGTCCTCTGTCCATTCAAAGTATTGGACGCAGGCGTTCCATAGATCATCTGGGTTTGCAAAGATTGGCTTACGCCCATGAGTGGATCTTGCCTCCCAGAAACGATTGCCTTTCGGTGCAGCCATAAAACCTCACTTTTTTCGAACTAATTCGTGAATGACCATGGAAAAATCGGTCGATTCTGCTATATTCAGACTGTCAGCAGGCGCTTCACCGCCTCGACAATTCCCTACAATTCAGCCTTCGGAGACCATCCTCATGGACACGACTCTCATTATGCTTGGCATCTTTGCCTCGCCGGTTCTCGCCTTCATTGCGATCCTTGGCATTCAGACCATGACCAAAGACGTAGACTACGAATACGAGACGGACAAGACTGAACCAAAGCAGGCCCAGCTTCCAAAGGGTCAGAATGTAATCGACATGAGAGACGCAGAAGCTCTCGCCTACATCTCGAAGCACCCGGCGATGAATGCTCACCGCTCACGTGCATAAAACTAGACCCCGCGCCAGAAATGGCCGGGGTTTTCTTTTACTTGAACGTCTTGAAATGACGAGAGACCTTGAAGCCGATTGCGCCGCAGCCGACTGCGAGCAGGAAACTGAAAGGCTGCTCAACGATTGGCATCTCAGGCGTCATGAACACCTTTGAGCCGAAAACGTAAGAACCGGCAGTGATAACCAGGTCAAGCGCCCATTCGCGCAGGTCGTATTGCTTTCCATTGATAGTGACAGTCATTGTTGCCTCCTTATGGCAGGGACTTAGCGGAAAAGGGGGACCAGCAAGAGACAGGCGATTGACTTTGTGCGGAACAATCGCAGCGAACCAAGGGGAGATCTGTCTCCTGCTGATTAGGATTCCCGACGAAGGAAGTTACCCGAGATGGGATGCCGGGCAACTAAGGCTGATTTGGGGTGGGTCCTTCGCCGGGAAAGTTATTCTTGTGTGGAGCTGTTGGGGCCTGCGCTCCAGTGCCTCATTGCCTCTTTGGCCTGTTCGGCCATCGGGTTGATTTCATCTCCGAGCGCATGCCGCTGTCTGGCTCACTGTCTGAGGTTTGGGGCGGCTCAGGGGAGCGAACACGTGAATTATCGCCCAGCAAAAATCCCTCGACATCAATCGCGAGCTCGATCAGGTCTTCATTTTGCCACCGCGCAGAGATCGCTATCTCTAGCGCCTGATGCCGGATCTCGTAACTGCTACGCGGGTCAATAACGCCGTTAGGTTTGCTATCCAAAATCCGCGTGGTTTCGATGGCATCAGTTGTTTGCGGTATATCACTCATACCCATGTCTCCTGTGTGGGCAGTGCCCGCGTAATTTGCATGACTTTCACTTGAGCTCGCGCAGGTGTCTAAGCACCCCAAGCCCCAGATGCCGGGTCGGTTTTCAGCTAGGCTGCCAACTACACAGACGCATCACGATCATTAACAGTGATTTGCTGATCAAAGTCAAGAGGCTAGGCCGACCTCTCCAACAAATCATAACTCAACACA